AGCAGGTGCCTGCGAAGTTCGTCACTCATTGGTACAAACTTCGACGCCCCGGCCAGCATCGCGGGATTCCAGCCTGTGCATCGACGCTTAATCTCGGAGCCGACGCACGACGGTGGAGAATGGCGGTTGTCGGAGCTGCTGAAAACATCGCTTCTCACACTCTGTTCATTGAAACGGCATTCGAGCCCGATGAAATGGACACAGTGACGCCGATGTCATCGATCGAATACCAGCGGCGAATGATGACCGCTTTGCCGTCAGGACACAAAGCGTTTCAGCCAAAGGCAGAACAGCCAACATCGACGCACGCAGAGTTTAATCGCTCGCTTGTCAGTGAGCAGTCGCGGCCGTTGTCGATGCCATACAACAAAGCCGCCTGCGATAGCTCATCTTACAACTACGCATCCGGACGACTCGATCACCAAACATATTACGGCCATCTGGATGTTGACCGCGAAGACTGCAACGACTGCACCTTGGACGTCATGTTCGCAGTGTGGTTCGACTATGCCGTAATGGCTTACGGCTGGCTCGGTGGCAATCCGGACGCAATCGGTGAAGGTGCCAAGACGCACATCTGGGACTGGCCAAAGCATCAGGTGGCGGACATCGGAACAGAAGCGGACGCGGCTGACAAGAAGCTGAAAAACGGAAGCACATCAATCGCCGCAGAGCACATCGCGGCGGGAATGGATCCAGAAGACGAGCTTCAGAAAGAGGCTGACTTCTACGGGATCGACATCACACGGTTAAAGCAAATCAAGCTGCTGCAGAACATGCCTCAGCATGTCATTCCGTTCGTTGCAACGATGTTTGGGCTTGAGTCGAAACTCCCTGAACCGGTCACGAATACGGACACGCAGCAGCAACAGGAGACTCCGGCCAATGGCTAAACGTCAAATCATCGCGATGGGTGCTCCAGTATCGATTGCAGCCGCAGAAGGCGAATCAGACAAGGGGCCACGAACATTCAGCAGCACGTTCTACACGGGCGGGGCAATGAATATCAACGGCTGGGACCTTCCAGTTGTTGTTGACTTGGCCGGGCTCAAGGCTGGGAACGTTCTTGTAGCTAATCTGGATCACGATTCAACAAAACGCGTTGGCAACTTCGAGGTTGTCAACGACGGCAAGCAGCTGGTTGCAAATGGCAAGGCGACAGCAGCGACGGCGGCACGCGATGAAGTCGTGAACTCAGCGGCCAACGGCTACCAGTGGCAAGCCTCGCTTGAGGTGAATCCCGGCAAGGTTGAAACGCTCGCAAAAGGGAAAACGGCTGTTGTGAACGGCCAGGAGATCACAGGCCCCGCGTACATCACGCGAACAGGCACTTTGAAAGGGTTTGGTTTCGTTTCGCACGGTGCGGACGACAACACAACCGCAACGATTGCGGCGTCTGCCGCTTCATCCAGCAAAGGGAAAGAAATGGAACCGAAAATCAAGGCATGGGCTGAAGCGATGGGTATCGACGTCGATAACGCCAGCGCTGATCAGCTCGCAGTGATCGAAGCCAACTACAAAGGGCAGAACAAAAAGCCCGCAAAGATTGAGGCCTCGGACAATCCGTTCGAAGCCCGCAAGATCGAAGCCAAGCGAAAGCAGGACATTCGCGAATGTGCGGACCGCGTCATTGAGCTGCGCAATTCCGATCTGGATGAGATCGAAGCCATCGAAAAGATGGTTGAACACGCCATCGAAGCCAAGATGGACACCCGAGACTTCCGCCTTGAGTTGACCGACGCAATCGCGATTCCTCGAGGTCAGACGATCACAGCGAAAACTCGCGACCGTGGTTTGACAAACGAAGTGATTGAAGCCGCAATTTGCCAAGCCGGCAAGATGCCAGGCTATGAAGACCTGTTCAACGATCAGGTTCTTCAGGCTGCTCACACGCGATTCAAGGGCCGAATCGGTCTGAATCAGATCTTTATGCTGGCAGCTGAAGCCAACGGATACCGCGGCGACTACGCATCCAAGGTGACCGTTGAAGTGCAGAACGCAGCCTTCGGCATGAGCGGTCGAAATATCGCAGCAAGCGGAATGAGCACGATCGTGATCACGAACGTACTCAGCAATGTCGCGAACAAGTTTCTGATGGTCGGCTGGAATGCCATCGACATGACCCCTCTGCGAATCGCGAAGGTTCGGGCGGTCAATGACTTCAAGCAGATCACAACCGTCAGCCTGACTGGCGACCTGCAGTTCGAAAAGGTTGGCGCGGCTGGAGAAATCAAGCACGGAACCTTGGGCGATAAGGCCTACAACAACCAGGCTGACACCTACGCGAAAATGCTGGCCATCACTCGCAAGGACATCATTAACGATGACCTCGGAGCATTGACGAGTGTTCCGCAACGTTTGGGCCGTGGTGCTGCTCTGAAGTTGAACGACATCTTCTGGACTGAGTTTCTTGACAACGCGTCGACATCGTGGTTCCACGCTGACAACAACAACGTCAACACAGGCGTTGCGGATATGACGATCGGCGGCCTGGCCGCAACAGAAACGATCTTCATGAACCAGACGGACTACGACAGCAAGCCACTGGGAAGCCAGCCGGCAATCCTTGTCGTTCCGACAGCCCTGAAATCGTCCGCACGGACATTGATGGCCAGCGAATACGTGATCGACGGCACATCAACAGGTCTGCAGGGCAACAAGAACCCGTTTGCCGGTCGATTCCGTGTTGAGTCTTCACCGTACATGAGCAACGCGTTGTACACGGGTTACTCAGCGGCAGCGTGGTACATGCTTGCCGATCCAGAGGACCTGCCGTTCATCGAAATTGCAGCTCTTTACGGTCGCGTTGAGCCAATCGTTGAAACTGCAGACGCTGCGTTCAACGTTCTCGGTGTCGAAATGCGGGGCTACTCCGATGTCGGCGTGGCCAAGCAGGAGAAGAAGGCCGGCGTTCGAGCTGACGGCGGGGCGAGCTAATCGCCTGAGTGGATAAGGACTCGGGGCTGAAACATGCCCCGCACTTTCAAGGCTTCAACATCACAGGTACAGGGACATGGCAACAGAAATCACGATGCTTCGGAATCCATCTTCGACACTTGGTTGCAGCCTGAAAGAGGGCGAAACAGGGGTCGTAGAAGACTCATTGGCGGGTGTTCTTGTTGCCCAGAACATTGCTGTGGTTGTAAGTCATCCGGAAACCATAAAGGCCATTCCGGATCCCCCATCGATTGCAGGCGTGGAGCCTGAGAAAACCGCTGTTGAGTCTGGGACTGAACAGCCTCGAAAACGTCGGTAATTGTTTCCGGCTGTTTTGTCTCGAATTCGATTTTCAAAAGGATAAAGTCACATGGTAGAAGCACTCAACTACGCCGAAGGCGAGGCAATCGACTGGACGCCAACCGCTGCCGTGTCAGCTGGTGAAGTGATTCGGCTCCCAGATGGTCGTGCGGGGTATGCACCAACTGAAATCGCCGCAGGAGACCTTGGTGCCGTGCAGGTTTGCGGAATCGCAATTGTTGCGAAGACAGCAAGCATGGTGATGCTGAAAGGATCAAAGGTCTACTGGGATCATTCAGCGAGTGCAGCCAGCTTGCTCTTTGGAGCGAACACCGCCGACATTTTCCTTGGCACAGTCCTTGAGACTGCAGCCAGCGCAGCGACCACAGTAAAGGTCTTGCTGAATCGTGAGCCAAAGTACACGCTCGCATTGGAAGACGGGTTTTCATCGATTCCGATTCCATCGATTACGGCAAATCCACAGGGCCATATGTTCGCGGTTGGAAACGGTGTCAATGCTGTATTTGACACGGCGGCCGAAGCTCAGAAATGGGATGCTCTGTCGACTCGTGGTGTTGCTGTCGGCACAAAAGGCATCTTGCAGGCTCTCGTTTGCATCAACACAAATGGCGACGATGCTGCGTTTGACCTCAACATCGGAATGGCATCAGGAACGCACGCAACCGATGCAGGTGCGATCGCAGAGTCGCTGTTTGTTCACGTCAACGGGAACGATGCAAACATTTACCTCGAGTCAGACGATGGGACAACGGAAGTTGCCGAGACTGATTCAACGGTTGATTTTGTTGCAGGAACGCCGTTCTTGGTCCAGTGGGACCTGACCGACAACACGGATATTCAGGTTTACATTGATGGTGTGAACGTGTTGCCGTCATCCGTTTTCAAGCTGAACGCGGCGACTGGGCCTTTGAGGCTTTTGTTCCACATGGAAAAGACAGCCAATGACAGCCCAGGCAACGTCACAGTGCAGGACCTCGGGTTCATTGCATTCGACGTGTAATCTCTGCTGAGTTGTAACTGAAACCATTTCCGAGGGCCGACCAATGACAGAGCAAACCCCAACAACGATTGAGGATGCAATCGAATTGACGGCCCTCGGTATGGTCAGTTCAGCAAGCGATGGGAAATCGTCACAGACGAACATTCCGATCAGAGATCTAATTGAAGCTGATCAGCACTTGGCGCGTAAGCGAGCGGCCGCAAAAGCTCACTTTGGAATGCGGTTCACTAAGTGCATTCCACCCGGGGGCGGCTGATGCCATCGCTATACGAACAGAGGTTTCAGGCTCGAGCGATTCCGATGTTGAATCGAACGTTTGGAGTCTCTGTCACCTTTATTCGCGGAATCTATTCGTCGGCTGAGTTCACTGTCCGACGGAACGACATTGAGCACAAGA